GCGACGGCGAACCAACGCACTTGGCTAGATTTATAGAAGATGATACGATATATCTGTGTGGATGGCATACAGAATACAATCTGCCAAGATTGAAGCACAACAAAAGTGTTATAAAAGTGGCAAATGAAAAAGGATATAAATTGCCATTGTGGGTAGAGATTCCTGATTGGATACTGAAGATATGTTGAGGTGATGCCGAGACGCCAGGAACGATATTCTCTCTCAAGATAATGGCGTCTCTCCTTAGATCAAATTGATCTAAAAAATACTGAAAATACTGAAAATATTGGTATACACTTGGTGCTAGAATTGATATAATACATCTATCGAAACGAAATACCAAATGAGAAAATGATTATGACAAATACCAAGATCGGCGTTATCGTTTGCAACAACTGCGGTGCTGGCGTATTCCTGCGCTGTGGCGGTGATGTTCGCTCATGCTCCTGTGAATATTTGACCATGTCTGATAACGGTGTTGAGACTGTCGATTCAGAAACTAACTACAAAGTATTCCACGACGTTGAGTTGCGCAAATCTGTAGAAGATCTTAAGGCAGATTTCGAAGAATGCAACGACAAATTCGGTGTGTTTAAAGACGGTCTTCGCATGGTTGCTCACCTTAGCATTCCGAATCGCAACATTGTAAAATCCGTACGTCGTCGCTTCGACGAAGATGAAAGTGGTATGCTGTCACTTGACGTATAAGGAATAGATCATGTTTGATTTTAAAGTAACAGATTTGCAAGAATGTGGTATCACAATCGCTTCTATGGTTTTTGAAGGGCACTATCAGTCTGTATGTTTTGACACATTTTCTAGTATGAATCATTGTGTTGTTGATTGTATGACCGCCGATTGTGATGGTGATATATTAGCCCGCACAATCGTTGCAGATTCTACCAAAGAAACAATGAGGTTTGGATGATCGCTCCACTCTCTAAACGCGTTATTGGTAAGTCAGACCGTGTGCAAGGTGGAGTTGAAGTTCCTGCTTGGGTTCTTGAAGAAATCAAAAAACTCGAGACGGATTTGATGATTATGACCGACATGGCATACTCGGCTAACGGCAACTGTCGTAGTGTGAATGCGCTATTAGTCAAGTCTAAGTATCACCCACAGCTCGTAGAGTCTATGGGCGCTGCATCTTGGTGTGATAGAATTAGTGAAACGATAGACCTACATAAACCCGCAAATTACTTTTAAAGAATGCGAATAATGAAGATGTTAAAGTCTTAGTAAATTATAAAGAACCATCATTTGATAAACGAGTAGACTAATATGAAAATCGCAATCGCATCCGACCTTCACTTGGAATTTGAACAGATCGTCTTAACTAATGATACTAATGCTGATGTATTAGTTCTTGCTGGAGACATAGTGACCGCGGAGGCGATGAAGCGTTTTCCGTTTGGGACTGAAGACCGCAATACTGGTTCTATTCATGAAATTTGTTCAAAGCGATATGAAGAGTTCTTTTATCAAATAAGTAAGGAATTTCCGTTAATTATTGTGATCATGGGTAACCACGAGCACTACAGTGGAACTTTTAATTATTCCTATGATATCATTAAACAAAATCTCGCCACTATTTCTGATAAGATTATTCTATTAGAGAAAGAGCGACTTATTGTTGACGATGTAATGTTTATTGGTGCTACGCTGTGGACTAACATGAAACATGGTGACCCTCTAGTGCGATTTGATGTTCAGCGTGGTATGAGTGACTTTCACGTGATAAAATATAATAACGGTACTGCATATAGTAAGCTTAACCCATCTACTGTCATGAGAGATCATGACCATGCACTGTCGGCTATTAAGTTACATTCAGCCGAAGCGCGCGAGTTAAATTTGAAGACTGTGGTTATTACCCATCATGCGCCGTCGTGGAATTCTGTTGCTAGTAGGTTTCTTGGTGGAAATTTGAACTATGCGTACTATACTGACTTGCATGATTTTATTGAACTCAACACTAATATCAATGTTTGGTTCCATGGTCACATGCACGACGAGTTTGACTACGTTGTTGGAGAAACTCGCGTTATGTGTAATCCTAGAGGATATCCACAAGAAATTAGTAATAGGCACAATGAAACATTCGCCCTAAAGACTATAGAGGTTTAAATGACAGTTACTCGCAAGTTAATCAATTGTCCTTTATGTTTAGGTGCAGCATCATTTTGTCAAGAAGAAGGCTGCACTGGTTGTCATTATATAGCATGTACTAAATGCAGAGCAATCTTCGATCTATCGCTAACGGTTGATCCACAGAATGAAATTGAAGATTTAGACTATCTTCAGATGCAAGTTGCAGACAAATGGAATGAGAGAGTATAATGAAAACTATATTCGTTGACATGGACGGAGTAGTTGCGGATTTTGTAACTAGAATAGAGCAAATATCCGGCAAATCAATAGAAGAGCTAAATTCATATAGCTATGACGTGGTAGGTGAGATGATTGTTGAGCAGTTAGCTAATGGTCTATTTGAACATCTGCCTCCTATGCCAGATATGCGTGGCGTGTACGAACTTATGCGCGAGCTAGAACAAAACTATGAAGTCGTGTTCTTAACTGCATGTTCTGATAATCAGTTTGATGAAGTACTGCGCCAGAAAATCGTGTGGCTTAATAAGCACGGGTTTGGCGGATACAATCGGTTTGATGTTATCGGTGTGAATAGCTCAAAGGATAAGGCGAGATATGCATCCAAAGACACAATGCTTATTGATGATCGCAGTAAAGCATGTGATCCATTTTTTGGCGCCGGTGGGAAAGCAATAAAGCATACATCCGCAGCCGATACACGCGAGCAGCTCATCAGGATCGGCGCTTTGCGAAAGTAAAATTATTTCACTTCTGTTACAAATTAATGGTATACATCGGTCAGTAGAAGTGGTATAATACATCTATCGAAACGAAAATGGAAGATAAGATTATGAGCTACGCAAAAACTGTTGCAGAATTACGCGAAATGGTCCGCAGTGATATTGAAACCGAAGGCGCTTCTGCTGTCCTTGCATCTTACGGTTATTCAATACAAGATGCGGTCTTTGAGACGGACGAAGAGCTAGTTGAGTTCTGCGTTGCCGAAGAATTGCGAAACATGGGTAAATAAATGAAAGCTATTATCACCGTTGGAATCTCAGCGTCAGGCAAATCTACATACGCGGCTGAACTCGTGCGAGATGAAGGCTATGCTGAGATTAACAGAGATACCTACCGTGCCCAAATTGTAAACGAAAAGATTGGAAAGCCTTTTACTTGGGCACTCTGGAAATGGAAATGGGAAGGCCTTGTCACGGAATATGCTAATGACGCATTGGCAGTGTATTCTGCGGTAAGACGAGATATTATCATTAGCGACACTAACCTAAATGCCGGGCGGCGACGGGTCCTCATTAGCAAACTCGAAAAACTTGGTTACTCAGTTGATGTTAAGGTGTTTGCTATCGACTTCCAAGAAGCTCTTCGTAGAGATAATGCTCGCGAAAATGGTGTCGGTGTATCTGTAATCGCAAAGCAGTATGAACAATATTGCGAAGAATATATATCATATGTTGTTGAAGACAAAACTTTGCGCAGCGCAGTCATTGTTGACATTGACGGTACTCTAGCAAAAATGGCTGGGCGTTCGCCATTTGAGTGGCATCGTGTTAAAGAAGACCATGTGAATGAATTTGTTGCTGAGATAGTCCGCGGGCTTTATCTTCAAGGAAAGCAAATCATTATCATGAGCGGCCGAGATGGAGTATGCAAGGCTGATACGATCGACTGGCTTAAAGACAATGCGATTCCGTATGACGAGTTTTATATTCGGTCCGCCGATGATTCTCGTGACGATCGAATCGTTAAGCGAGAGCTGTTTGAAATGCATGTTTTAGGTAAGCACAATGTGATAGCTGTCATTGATGACAGACCAAAAGTCTGCCAAATGTGGAGGTCGATTGGCCTTAACGTTGTGCAGATTGGAAACCCTTACATCTTTTTTTAAAAGGAATATGATTATGCCAGTACAACTTGACACGGCCGATCTAGCAGATCTGCTAAAAACTATCAATGCCCAAGCCGCCCTTATTAAGAATCTTATGACAGAGCGTCGGCTTGCTGACCTAGTCGATCCGGGTAATACCATGGGTCCAGGCTGGGTTTTACAAGAGCCGGGTGTTGTGTTTCCCGAAGAAGTTCCAGACAAACCCAGCCGCGTTAACCTCATCCGCTACATTTCAGATGGGACTGTTGTTCATGGCGCTTACCGTAAAATCACATTAGCTATCGTGATTAACTATGCCACCAAACTAATCACGTTTGGGTGGGCTGACTCTGGACCGGAACAGTTTTCTAGAGCTATAGGTCGGGAGATTGCGATGAAGCGCCTGAAGACTTCTCCTGTATACATCGCGTTCACCGGTCAAATTAGTAATAAGGGTGTAGTGTATCAGATCTGTGAGGCGATATGCAAGGCTAACAACACCACATCTTTGATGCAATTCGAGCGACAAGCCAATTCGTTCAGTGGTGTGCAGCTAGATTTTCTAGCGCACATCCTGCGAGACGGTCCGTCTCGCAGGATGAATCAAACCCAATCTTAATTTAAAAAACCATTGACAGCTACCCGGTTTTTTGATATAATAATCGGGTAGTGAAGAAACGCCAACATATTCTAATTAAGGTTTATGACAATGTCTAATTCTCGCGTCAAGTACGCAGATGTAACGCGGTTTTTGAAAGAATACGAAGCTGGTACTAAACACGCTCACCTGCGACTGGGCCAAGCGTTCATTAATGAGTTTGTTGCACGAGACGGTGGTGGCGATCTGTTTTATGAACAGAACTACTTCGCGGCTCGTAATATTATTTTTGCGGAATGGGTGGATTTTGAATGAGTAAATTGATGATGGAATCAGATCGCGAAGATTGGAGCGAATACAAGTCGAAAGACAATCGCAAAAAGAAACGTCCTGACCGATCTACTCGTGACAAGAAGCACCAGTTTGAAGAATCGGAGAGTCCTCGTGGTTGATACCTTCAGTATCTTGCCGTTTGGTACGACAGTCGTCTTTGATTTTGAAGGAGCTGATACTCTTGCTACATTCGTCTCAGCCGATGAGAATTTTATTACCGTCATGTTCAATGGCTTTTATACAGGGCTGAGCCGAGAAGAAGTAAGAATACCACCAACAATGATGCTTGAGCTAGAGCCTCAGCTCAAAGTTCTTCGCGAGGCCAGTGAACGTGACGAAAGGATTGCGTCTTTACTAGAATCAATTCCATCACGTACGACCGCGTTCAAATTAGCTCGTGCAAAATTCTAAAAGGAAATATATGACAGATACAATTAAAGCTTTTTCACGGCTAGTAGAACAGACTGAATCAGCTGTTGCTAAAGCCGAATCTAGTAAGACTGCGTTGGACTATAATAACGCAAATGTATTGCTAGCACAGTGTGTGCAGGAGTTGTACGCATCCACACATCAGACTCTCGAGGCGACGGGCAAATGAGCATTACTACTGAAATTCGGGCTCGCCTCATCACTACACCCGACTCTGATTTAAAAGTTGTAAACTCAGCTCGTGTGTCGTTTGCCATTCAGCAAGATAAAATGACAGATAAAGACGAAGGCCTATTACGATATTTGGCCGTGCATCGTCATTGGACTCCATTCTCTCATTGCCGCGAAACGTTTGGCTTTGACTTCCGCAATGCTGCGGAAGAATTGGTATTGATGCGGATGTTCTTAACTAAGACGAATCAATCCGAGATGGCCAGTGCGGTCTTCTCAATGGGCAATGCTACTTTGTTTGTTCGGCACTCGTTGTTCGGTTGGGCAAACTTTCTTAACACGGCAGTAAAGCGTGGTATTGCATTGCCGGCCGGTATGGCCAATATGATTTACATGCGGATATTTTTAAAATATCCAGTTAGCGCAAAATATCTATTATCTCCAGCAGTGTTAGAGTTACTGGGAAAATTTGCATCTTATGATGATTATACTATAGAGCCTATCATCACTGATCCGCATTTCACTGACATAACAATGGCCGAGGATGTTCCTATCTTTGTTGCTCGTCAGCGGTTCAAGCACATGGTAGGTACTACGTATAACGAAGTTTCGCGGAGGTATGTTTCAACTGAACCGGAGGTATATGCTCCCCTTGTTTGGCGCGGCAAGCACGAAAACAAAAAGCAAGGTAGTACTCAAGACGCATCAGAATACATGCACGACAAACACAATCGTCATCTTGCGGTGGCGGCTGACATGGAACGCGCAGAAACCGTCTATTCCGAGATGATTAAAAATGGAGTATGTCCAGAGCAAGCAAGAATGGAATTACCGCAAAGCATGATTACTTCGTATTATGTAACGGCAAATCTGCCGGCGTGGGATCGGTTTATTGAGCAGCGGACAGATCCACACGCGCAACTTGAAATACAAATGCTAGCTCAGCAATCGAAAGACATCATTACTAAACGCTTATTCTAAGGAGTTTTATCATGGCTGGTACAAAAGTAAAACGTGCAGCAAAAGTGAATGCGTACTCGAACTACAAGGCGCAAAACAGCTTTGCAAAAAACAAAGCAGCAAAACGCGCACGGCATCTGAAGCTTCATCCTGCAGATGAGCAGGCAGTCGGCGTAGACAATGGCACGTTCACTCGTAGCGCGTCAAACAAGAAAGGTGGCTGGGTTACAGGCGCTGACTTCGGTAAGATGATGTCGTTCTTGTCTATCGACGCGACCAAGACGGATTTCAGTGTGCCAAAGTCTCGCGTGGTGCAGATGAAGGTTGCACAGTATATGCGCCTTGTGCGAACCGTTCGTAACGAAATGGCGTATACGAAAAAGCAGCTGACGACTCCGGCTGAGCGTCTAGCAAAAGAAAAAGCTAAGGTGGCTAAAGCTCGCCAGGGCTAACATACGTAGTAATTAAAAAGGACCTTAACGGGTCCTTTTTTGTACCTGTCATTTGGTGTTTAAATATTAGTAAGTAACTTTATTGGGAATATAGAAATGCCAACGTTTGACACAATCGGCGCAACAATCGAAAAAACTAGTGATGCGGCTATTAATAGCGGGAAGTCCGCGTTTTCTAAATTAAAGTCAGTAGTCTCTGGTGGAAGTATGTTTGCGAAGAAGCGTGACAGAATGGATAGAGAAGACGATCCTGAGACTTTAGAGTCTCTCGTATTCCAAGACAACATAGGTGTCTTGGAATATCCACAAGGGTTATCCGCTGTGGCTTCTTCTGCAACTCAATCGGCCTCGTTAGTTTCAGATTCTGGTCCATTTATTTCTATCAACATTTTTAACTATTCGCGCGGTAAACTTGTAAATTTTGGCGAGCCTGTTAGTGCACCGACTACTAATGTGCTGTATATTATTAGACTCCCGCTACCAAGAAATTTAGAATCAGTCATTGGTGCGAACATTGAGAACAATTCGTCTATACTTAACGCAGTAGCGCGGGCGGACGTTGGGCAACTAGTTGGTGCTGCAGAAAATATGCTTGGCGATGTCTCAGGTACTATAAAGAATATAACCGATCAATTTGCATCATCAGAAGGAATAGCTTCAGCATTAACAGCAGTTGCTGCGTTAGCCGTTGGAGGGGTAGAAGGTGCAGCAAAGCAAATAGGCATGAACTACGGGTTGTCATTAAATCCGATGACTGAACTAATGTACGTGTCACCGACTCTCAGATCGTTTGCGTTTGAATATACATGCATACCAAAGAATGAAGAAGAATCGCGAGAGCTTGAACGGCTAATAGAAGTAATGCAAGATAGAATGCTTCCAACAACAGCAACGTCGTTTACGTCATTGCTGTTGAGTTATCCAAACATGTTTACGATTACGTTTCATGATATGTTTGGGAATGAAATACCCGGGATACTTAGCATAGCAGATTCATTTTTAGAATCTTTTGATGTTGTGTACAATCCTATGGGTTCAGGGCGATTAATGACAGACGGTAGTCCGCATTCATATAGAATTGCGTTTTCGTTTAAAGAAACACGAGTTATGACTCAGGAAGATATTCGCACTCTGCGACCTGCAAGAAATACGACTAATAGCAGGCTCGTATTATCACCGGCTGGCCAAGGATTATCATTCCCATCTGCGGTTGAGTCAGCTACTACTGTGCCAGCCCCGCCCGCGCCAATAGAAAACCCACAGGTATAATGTATGAAATACTTTAGCGCGTTTCCAAAGATACAGTATCCGCTCGGCGGGTTTATGACGAATGCTAATTCTCTTACTACGGCGACTGCCACTGATCTTAGTGTAAGATTTAAGATAGTCGATAGAATACTGAACGATCCCGCTGCATATTACAATTACCAATGGAAAAGCGGCTCACGTCCAGACATATTAGCAAAAGAATATTATGGCGATGAAGACTTATCGTGGCTTGTTATGTTATCTGCCAGTGTCTTCGATTGGATATATGATTTACCAATGGAAGATGATGTGTTTAACGTTTATCTAACACACAAATACCAAGTCACTGACTTTAATATTCTAGCAAGCACTATTCATCACTTACAATTAAGCGACGGAACTATTGTAGGTTCAGCTGATTATGCTTTGTCGGATGACGATGGTAAGATAACTGTTAGCATTTATGACTATGAACGCGATGCCAACGAAGCTCGCAGATCAATAAAGCTGATATCCAAAACTTATATGAATGTTATTACTAACGAGCTTAAGGATAAGATGCAGAGTATAAAAACATTTAGGCGTTTAGCTGAATGACAGAAAAAAGACTATACCAAACCAATGATATTGAGATCACTCGGTTAGAACTATATAATTTTAACGGTGATAAACTCAACATCATAAATGACTTCATTAATATGGCTATACGTGAAGACATGTTTGCGCCGTGCACTACGGGCAGTATTCTAATGATAGACTCTACTGGTATATACGAAGAGTTTCCTATCATTGGAGAAGAGACTCTCGTGATAGAGTATAGGACTGATCAATCTAACGAATTTATCTTACGCAAATTTTACATATATTCCGTATCAGATAAAGAGCGCACCAACGTTAAAGGCGAGAACTATGTACTAAACTTCTGCTCAGAAGAGTTTATAACAAACCGAGCGACAAAAGTATCAAGATCATTCGTAAACACCGTAGGTTCAGATGTCGTAAAGTCTATACTCAAAAATGACTTAAAGTCTACTAAGATGCTAGACGTAGAAGAATCTATTGGTGAAGTTAATTATGTTTCACCGCAGATACATCCAGTCGAGCTAATTTATGCTATGGCAAAAAGATCTCGCTCTGCTGCTAATACATCTGGAGCTTCATATGTTTTCTTTGAGAACAATGTAGGGTTTGTGTTTAAGACTATAGAAAGCCTTATTGCTCAAACGCCAACCAAGTTCCAAATTGATAGTACGCAATCAATTAACACACTTGGAGAAACAGCAAAGCAGATAATCTTTGCTCACCAATTATCACAGACGGCGAATACATTAACACATATGTCGGCTGGGTCGTACGGTGTTAACGTGAAATCGCTCAACTTGATGAACAAGACATTAACAGACGTTAGCTACAACTATTTTGATGACTCAACATACAAAGCAAATAATCATATTAACAGTAGCAGTCCAGCAAATAGGTTGCAGACTTCGCAGTTTAAATTTAAAGAAAATACTGCAACATTTAAGTTCGTAGTTGACAGTGGTGATAACTTTAAATCCAAAAACGTAGGACCGCGATATGCACAGTTAGCTATATTTGCTAATGGCCCAAAAATGAATTGCGAGGTGCCGTTTAACTCTGATATCACCGTCGGCGGTACGGTATATGTAGACATGAAAACAAAAACAGCAGCAGATAAAGAATCGGATATAATGCGAGAAGATAAGTACTTGGCTGGCAAATATCTGCTAACTGCGGTTAGTCATAACATAGCCTTGGGTAGAGCGACTACTTCCATGGAGTTGTCAAAAGATACCTTCACTAATGACCATGAAGACAGGTAAGCGAGACATACTATGCATTCAACTAATAACGTATTGGGGCAGTCGGGATTTTATCATTTTTATGGAATCATAGAAGATAGACAAGACCCTGCACGACAAGGCCGACTAAGAGTAAGATGTTTCGGAATCCACACTGATGACAAGACGCAGCTGCCTACTAGCGCACTTCCATGGGCCAACGTTATTATCCCAGTGACTGCTTCGCCTAATGCCCCAACCAACATCTGGGAGGGCGATATGGCGTTTGGGTTCTTTGCTGACGGTCTTGATATGCAGAACCCAGTTGTGCTTGGTACTGTGATGACTAATCGCGGAGGTGGTGATCCTCTAAAGGGGTTCTCAGACCCTAGAGCTGTTGCTGCTGTTACCGTACCGGGAGGTAGTAATAAAGGCTACAGCTCTCTTCAATCATCTCCAGGTATTAATGCATATGCTCGCGGAAGCTATGTTGATACCGTTGCGCATAAAATAAAACAACTTTTTACTAACATCAGATTACCATTTGGTGGAAGAGCGTCTGAGCCGCAGAATCCATATAGGGCACTATATCCATATAATCACGCAGAAGAGTCTGAGAGCGGGCATGTGGTAGAGCTAGATGATACACCTGGGGCTGAACGCATCCATGTATTTCATAGGTCAGGAACATTCGTAGAAATACACCCAGATGGTTCTATCGTCAGAAAATCCGTTAAGGATGACTATGAATTAACTATGGGTGATTCTATTAAGTATACGACTGGGGACTTGTCTACATCAATTGACGGCTCAGAGTCTAAGAGAATACAGGAATCGTATACACTCGAGATTGCATCAGGAAATATTAATGTAGCAGTTCTCTCCGGTAATGTAAATGTAAACGTAAATGGGGACTGCACAACAAACGTGACAGGTTCTTGTAACATCACGGCTGCAGAAATAACAATGAAAGCTCCGCAGATTAATATCAACTAAAGGTCAGTTAAATAATCATATGATTGAATTCTACGGAAACATTAAAAGCATATTGTTAGCGACTCCATCGAGATTCGTGACGGCAGAAGTAAAAGTGTCAATGGTTAGTAGCTCATATATATTTGATGAAGCTGATGTGTTTAGTGATATTGAACCCTCGATATATGGCGCAGTTCCACTTACGCTGAAAACGACTACAGCGATTAATGATGCAGTGATTTTTGATGCGGCCGATGTGGATGTTGTGGATGTACCGGCTGCACAGCATATAAACGGATTTGTTTTATACCTCGTAGAGTCTGAAGTAAAGACACTGATATGTGTAGTCACTGATAGCACGCACAATCTACCTGAGACAGCATTTGGTGGTGTCATCACTATATCATTTTCTAGTGGCGCTAACAAAATATTCCGCATATCTCCAACTGTAGAAGCAACGGGCACTCACTTGGCAATCTTTCGGGCATTGCCAAGACAACCCGTTAAACCAGCTAATGTATACCAGCGGACCGTTGGGTTAATTGACCCAAGTGAACGAATAAAGTCCAGAGCTTCAGGAAAGGCCGGCATATATCGTGACATAGCTCAGCGAGGAGCAGCACATCCGCTAACCGGAGATTTGATTACTCTTACCGATAGAGATGCAATAAATCAATCGCTACGAACAATTTTGCTAACAGATCCAACCGAGCGTCCATTTTCTAATATAGCATTTGGTGGTGGCATAAAGTCTCTGTTATTTGAACTAGGAGACAGGCTATTACCGGGCGACGTTAAATCATTCATATATAATGCAATAACGAATAACGAATCTCGCGTATTGGTTGATGATGTCATGGTAAATTATCGCCCAGAAGAATGGGCCATCGCAATTACGATCTTTTATACCATCAAGACTGTTGGAACAACCGAATCATTTGAATTATTCTTATCGAGGTCCTAATGGGCAATATAGTTTCTAGTGTGCCATTGGCCACGCCAGATTTTGACGAAATAAAAACAAACTTAAAGCGCTTTCTTCAGAATCAAGACGAACTCAAAGACTATGATTTTGAGGGTTCAACGCTGTCTGTGTTATTGGATCTCTTAGCATATAACACACACATGAACGCGTTTTACTTGAACATGGTCGGTAACGAAGCATTCTTAGAAACGGCACAACGTCGTAATTCTGTTGTAGCTAATGCGCGCGACCTCGGATATACTCCAACATCCGCAAGATCTGCACAAGTTAAAATCTATGCAGAATATGCTCCTATAGGTCCAATTGTATCATCTATAACAATCCCAGCAAAAACTTCATTTTTAGCAACAAACGCAAATGAATCGTATGTGTTTAATACATTAGATGATAGTTTAGCCATATATTCACCTGAGGCTGGTGTGTACATAGCTGAAGACTTAACTATATATGAAGGAAAGTTACTAACACATGAATATATCGTCGCTGCGCAACCAAACCTTCTAAATAACAACGTGGTGTATGATTTGACTACTGTGGGTATAAGCCTGCCGAACCTCAACGTCGACACTACTACTATGCGCGTGTATGTTAGAGATATCTCTATTAGTAATGAGTACGTATTGTATGTGCCGCATGTTGGATCATTAAATTTAGACAATGAGTCCAATGTGTATTTTATTTCAGAAGACGAATCGGGTTTGGTTAACATTAAGTTTGGCGATAATGTTATTGGGCGTCGCCCAAACAGCGCATCGGACATTTTGGTAGAGTACATTATATCAAGTGGGCGAGAAGCTAACGGTATTTCATTATTCAACCAAGCAACTTCTATCGCAGGTATGAGATTGTCGTCTATTACTCCAAACTCTCCGTCGAGCGGTGGAGCATTCGTAGAAGGAATAGAGAGCATCAAGTTTAATGCGCCTATGGCTTGGGAAGCTCAAAACCGAGGAGTCACTGCAAACGATTACGCGTATTTGGCTAAACAGATATACCCAAATGCCAAAGCTATTATATCGTGGGGCGGGCAAGATAATGATCCTCCGGCTTTTGGTAAAGTGTTTGTTTCTATTCAACCATCTGACGGCGTATTTGTATCTGACGCCGAAAAAGAACAGATAACTGCATATCTGCAAAAGCGTGGAACTATTACTATCACACCCCAGATAGTAAATCCCGATTACATTTTCATAGACGTACTAAGCAAATTTAAGTATTCAAATACAGAATCTACTGCTATCGGCGGGCAGCTAGAAACTATTGTGCGGGGCGCTATTGAAAGCTATAATGATGTAACGTTAAACATCTTCAAGTCGAATATGAGATATTCTAACCTGCTATCGGTTATTGATAAAGCAGACCGTGGAATAATGTCAAACACTGCCGAGATAAAACTGGCTAAACGCTTTTATATAACATATGGAGCTAAGACTCAGGGCGTAATTGCGTTTTCTAATGCAATTCAGCGAGGCACTGTAACATCTAGCCGATTTGTATATAGTTCTTTTGCTAACTGTCGGTTTGCTTCTGGCGCAGCCGATAGTCTACAATTAGTATCAGATGTTGGTGGTAACACATTTACTATATTGTCAAATGTCGGAAGCATAAACTATACAAGCGGACTAATATCTATTAATCCTACTGTCATAAGTAGTTCTAACTTAGTATTCTTTGACGAACTTCTTCAAGAACCGTTTATTAGATTTGAATGTACTCCCGTAGATTTGAATGTGACGTCTAAAGAAAACCAAATCCTGTTAATTGAGAATATAAGAGCCATTGGCGAGAGAGACTTATAATGGCAGTTGTTAAAGCTAAACTGCGAGTTCCTGGCGCTCTCGCAAATGTTGCTCCTACAGCAACTACCCTAATACCAGCAAACGTACAAGAATTTGCCGCGGGGTTTGGCGACTTAATTAAAGCGTACTATCGTTGGGCAGACTTGCCCGGTAATTTTGCAGGTGACTCAAAGCGACTACAAGAATATCTTGACTACAATAAATCACCGGACGAGATATTCGCGTTTATAAAGCAGATGTTTTTGCGGTCGTTGCCAACTAACTCGGCCGCAGATGTTCGTGGCTTAATGAAGTTTGCAAAAGATTTTTACTCTACTAAAGGAACAGAAGAGTCATACAAGTTTTTATTCAGAGCTCTCTTTAACGACGATGTACAATTAGAATATCCCGGGGCATTTCTATTTGAAACATCCAATGGAATATGGACTCGTCGCCAGTCAATGAAGTGCTTTTATTCCGGGGAAAATATAGAACAAGTTGTTGGGCGTAGATTATTTGGGCTCCAGTCTGGAGCTAGTGCAATAGTGAAAGATTTCAAAACGGCCGCCTCATCGGATTCTGTTGTATTAGACCTTAGTTTATCCAATGTAGTCGGATCGTTTATGATAGACGAAATAGTTGAGACTCGGGAAGGAAACAAGATAACGTCCCGAGTCTTAGGAAGCATTGGACAGTACACTATTGTTAATGCAGGGTTAGGGTATAAAGAAAATCAGATAATACCATTTACAACACCCGGTGATGGGTTTGGTTTAATTATTAGGATTGGTGCGGTTGGTGATAGAGGTGAAATACTAAGTATTGAGATTCTAGATTCCGGTTTAGACTATTCACTAGCAGCCCCACAATTAAATATGTCTTTATCTACTTTGTTTGATGCTAACTATACAGAGACGGCCGTAGCAACTGTTGAACTATCTATTTCCGCAAACTACACCGTAGCTGGTTACTATAGCAAGCTAAAGTCGGCAGTTTCTGATATATTCAAGCTACAAGATGGCACATATTATCAAAATTTTAGTTATGTTCTAAAAACCAACGTCCCGGCGATAGATTTCAGAGATATAGTTACATCTACTATTCACCCGGCTGGTACTAGAATGTTTACACAGACAACTGTTTCTGTGTTGCCTGGTGATATAAGTAATAGCCCAGATTCTATATTCTTTCATATGTCTCAGCCGGCGGCAATTAACTATAACTCAAGTGGATATGAATCTAATAGGAAATTCTTTTCGACTGATGTGTTTACATTTAATGCCGAGAGTTTAGGTAGCAACTACGCAGAAGGTTTCTTAACACTTATATTCTATAACCAAGTGAATGGAAGTTCATTAGACTTTTCTGAAAGCTCATATGGTATTTCTTTTGAGCTCCCAGTTCTATCGTCCCACTCATCATTTGCTGCCTCTGCAGACACTTTAAATATAAACATAGGTAGTTCGCCGTTAGTGGCAGATGTAGGTGAATTACTACTTGGGACGTTAGAACCATTTTTACCGTTCTATGGTTTATCTCCAATAGCCATATCATCTACGGTTGTCAGTGTCAGTGACACGGTTGTAATATAAGCAGAGATAGAAGAACCTAACTAATTATACATATTTCAAGGATTACCAAAAATGGTTGCTATCGTAACAGATTTTTTCCGAATTAAAAATGCTAAAGATTTTGTTGCTATGGCCGCAACAAAACCTATCTACACTGTACTCGGCAAAGTGTCGCCATGGGCGGACGAGAATGATCCCCCACTACCAACATCGTCAATTCAAACCTCCATCTTTGGTATGTGGAATGACGCGTTTGCTGCCAAGAAAATTCTTCCCGGAGATGTAAGCCACGTTATTACCCGGAACGATTGGGTGAGCGGTGATACTACATATACCGCATATGATCCCATTACAGCAAATCTGTTCACGCGTAAATTTTACACTATGACCGAAGATAGTGGTATATTTAGAGTGTATAAATGTATCGTAAAAGGTGTTGGTGCTACTACAATTAAACCCACGTTTACAGGAGCGGAGATTCCAGTTGCCGGGGCCGATGGTTATCGTTGGAAATTTATGTATGCGATTTCACCAGCAGCGTATAACAAGTTTGTGACACAAACTTATATTCCCGTATCTTTAACCGCTAGTAATGCGGCTAGTACTACTACTATCGGTGCAACACCAGTTCCTCCGGGTGGGCATGGAGCGAATAACATAGATGAGCTTGGAGCGTTTAGCGTAGCAATTAACACTATGTTTCTCTATTCCGAAAATGGAACGATCGCCGCAAGTAACGATTTCCGACGTATTGGCTTAGTAGTTGAACCGCTAGTCTTTAACGGAACGGCTGCAAGTGGTTTGGGTGGATCTCCAGTAACAGGAACTGTAGCGACAGCTAACGTTATTAATTGTGCAACGTCATTAACTCTATCTGCTAACTCTGGCAGTTTTGCTAACGATGAAATCATTACATCGAGTAGCGGAGCAACTGCTCAAGTTGTATCGTGGGTATCATTAGGACGAAAATTGAACGTACACATTCTAAGTGGGTCATTTGCGGCAAATCAGACACTGACTGGCGGGACGTCTGGTGCAACTGGTACACTGCAGACTGTTGCTGGAATGGGTCTACAAAAATACTCAGGCGGATCAATTTACATTGAGAACCGTCGGCCCGTTTCGCGCTCTTTCGATCAAACGGAATCAATTACGACCGTCATTGAGTTTTAAAATAAAGAGTTAAAAAAGGAACCGTGAGGTTCCTTTTTTGTTTAAACTATTTTAACACGCATAGTATCGACTAGCTTTTCTTTACCGACATTAGCTGATACAAATAATATCAAGTCGGTGTCTATCGTCGGTGTGTTTAATTCTTCATCTAATATAGTAAAGTAGTCGACCGTTAAACCATGTTTAATCAATTCCGCGCGCCCTAACTCTTCTAATTCTTCATATTCTTCGTTGCCATCTTCTAACTG